AAGTTGGAGCGCTTGAGCAGATCGATTTCGGTCATCACAAAATCGCTGATCTGGTGACGCGCTTCCTCGATCGCCTTGGCAAAGCTGTGGCCACAGAGCGGACACTCGCGACTGGCCATCGGCACTTCTGCATCGCACTGCGGGCAGCGCTTGGTCGGCGCCTCGCCATCACCGGCAAAACCATCCAGATCGACTTCCTGCTCCAGACTGCCATGGCGCAGAGAGGCGGTGCCGAAGTCCAGCACCACGCAATCGGTCTTGATGACGCCAGGGTGCTCGGCAGGGTCGACCACGCGCAGGCCGCGTCCGACCATCTGGATCAACGTGGACTTGTAGGAGCTGGGGCGCAGCAGCACGATGCAGGAGGTGGGCGTGTAGTCGTACCCTTCTGTGAGCACGGCGACATTGACCAGCACCGTTACATCGCCGGATTCATAGGACCTCAGCGTGGACTGACGTTCTGCAGGGGTCATCTCGCCATGAACCACGGCGGCCTTCACCCCTGCTGCAATGAATGCATGGCAAACCGCATAGGCGTGATCGACGGTGGCGGCAAAGGCAATGGTCTTGCGACGGGCGGCATGCGCCTGCCAATGCTGGACCACCGCCGCATTGACAGGCGTGGTGTTCATGATCGACGCCACGGCATTCATGTCGTAGTCGTCGGTCAGTTTGCGAACGCCGTCGAGCGCGTCGCGCGTGCCGACATCGACCACGAAGGTGCGCGGTGGCACCAGATGGCCGGAGCGGATCAGCTCGCCGAGCCTGATTTGGTCTGCGACATTGGAGAACACCTCACGCAGGCCCTTGCCATCCCCGCGATTGGGCGTAGCAGTCACGCCGTAAATCAGCGCATGCGGGTTCTTGGCCAAGACCGAGTCGATGATCTGTCGGTAGGTGGGCGCCGCGCAGTGGTGAGCCTCGTCGATCACCAGCATGTCCAGCGTGGGCATCTGCTCCAGGTTGCGTGCCAACGTTTGCACCATGGCAAAGGTGGCCTGACCCGACCACGATTTCTGGTGGGCATCGAAGACCGAGGTGCTGACGTGCGGATTGACGCGGCCAAACTTCGCCAGGTTTTGCGCGGTCAATTCGTCGCGGTGCGCCAAGATGCAGGCCTTGGCGTCCGGATGTTGAAGAAACTCCCCGGCGGTGCCGGACAGGCAGATCGTCTTGCCTGCACCGGTCGGCGCCACGCCGAGGGTGTTGCCATGGGCTTTCAGGGCCGTGACGCAGCGGGTGACGAATTCCCGCTGCCGAGGACGTAGCATCATGGGTAGTCCTCCTTATTGCGCCCAGGCAGGACGAGTGGGAACGGTTGGCGCCGATGTCATAGGGGGCGTACCGGTGGGAGCCGAAGGCGCTTGGCTTGGGGTGCGCATCGGCTGCCCCATCAGCGCGGCATACTCCTTGTGATCCGGCTGAATGGCGGCCTTGATCACGTTCTTGTCGTCGCCGTTCTGATCCTTCTCGACATCAATGCGGGCGACAAACTCCACACCATCCAGATCGGCAAAGCCCTTGATGCGGCGCGCACTCTGCGCCTGTGGCGAGTTGTCTGCCGGATGGATGCCTCGTGCCGAGTTCAGGATGGCGCGCAGGAAGCTACGCCCGATATGGGTCCACTCCGGGCCCTTGGGACTGGACAGGCCAATCAGCCCGAACACCACGCGTTTGGCAAACGGTCCTTCCAGAATGGTGAACTTGGCGTTGAGATAGATGGCGCCGGTTTTGTCGGAACGGGTCGCGTAGCCGCCCGTCCACCCTTCGCTCGGATCGTCATAACCGCCCGGGCGAATGGCCATGATGACCTTGGCCAGGGTCTTTGGCGGGATCAGGGCGTACTCGCGCTGGTCCTCGGCATCGTTGAAGTCATTCCAGGCGGCGTTGTGGTTGTAGCTGTTCATGAATACTCTCCTGCTTATTGCGCGCGCGGCGCAGTGATCTTGGAAATGAGGCGGCCCAGATGCGGCTCCTCGACGACTTCCAGTCGTCCGGAACGGTCTTTGGCGGGGTAGCCCCAGGGATTGATGTGCTGGCAGACGAAGGCGCGATAAGGGGTACCGTCATCCGACTTGAGCACCACCATCGAGATGACCTGATCGACAATGCCGGGCAGTTCCAGCGCGGCTTTGGAGCCTTCGATCTGAGGGCTGAACACCTTGCGGTTGAAGTCATCGAGCTTTTCGTCGAGGATCCCGACCAGCCAGATGTCCTTGTCACGGACATGCTGCAACTGGGTGAGCCACCCGACCAGTTCGCTGGCATGCAGGCCATAAGCACCACGCGTGTCGGGCTTGCCGGTTTTTTCGGAGAAGGCCTGCGGCTGCCCCTTGGCCCACTGCAGACACAGGCGCCCCGCAACCGTGATCGAGTCCACGAAGATCAGCGAGTACTTGGCCAGCATGGCGGGATCGCCATACAGGGCACACACTTGGTCGTAATGCGCCTGGCTGTAGGACTGGTCGTCGCGTAGCGCGGGATTGGGCCCACCGATGTAGCAGGCCAGATCGCGGCATTCCTGCCAGGTGCGCGGACGCACGCTGTCACCAGGCCAATCCAACACGGCCAGATCGCCGGCCTCCAGGTCAATGAACAGGGTGCGGGTCGCATCGGCGGTTTTGAGCAGCGTGGTTTTGCCCACACCTGATGGCCCAAGAATGACGCCCTTGGAGCCACGCTTTTCTGCGAGGCGCTGCTCGGCGGTGATGAAGGGAAAGCTCATATCAGACCTCCCCACCAAAGATCTCTGTGACCTTGTCCGTGCCGAGCGCGCCCCGGGCGCGGGCCAGATCGTGCAGGCGGCGCAAGGAATGCAACTGGCAGGAGATCTCAGACGAGCGGGCTTCCAGGCCCTGGATAGCGAAGGCCAGGTCATCGACGGATGCCTGATCGAGGGGAAGGCGGTCGATGTCGGTCTGCCCGGCGTGGCCCGGCACGCGGATGGTTTCCGGCAGGTCCGAAAGGGACAAGGTTTTCTTGCGCAGGGATTCGATGAGGTTTTTGAACATGGTGATTACTCCGAAAGCAGGGCGAGACGGAAGCTGGGCTTGCCCACCTTCACGGTTCGCGCGGGGATGAATTGCTCGCGCAGGGCACTGGCCCAGGCGGAGAACTTGGTCTCTGAGACGCGATAACTGACGTCGATAAATTCGCGGGGGTTGTCGCCGTTGGCGGCAATGCGCGCATCCAGGTTGGCCAGCAGCGCCTGATCCCATTCGACTTTCTTGGGCAGGTCGGCCGTGATGCGCACCTCGCCGTCATCGAAATGGACGACACCGCTGTCTTTGCCGGCGACCAGGCGCAGGTGCTTGGCGCGCTCGGCATACTTCAAGTTCAGGGCGTGTTCGATGTGATCGACTTCAGCCTTGGCAGTGGCCAGGCGGTCGGCGGCCAGCGTCTTCAGTTGGAACAGGCTGCGGGCATCGAATGCGGCCAGCTCGGTAGCCGGGATGGACAGCACATCCTGCTGTTGCGGGGGCAGATGGCGTTGGCTCATGCAACACCTCCGGCCATCACGCGCGACGACGTGCTGCTGTGCAGACTCCTCGCCTCGTACTCCTCGATGTCCTCGACGCGGTAGAGGACGCGGCCCTGCAACTTCAGATACACCGGCCCGATACCGGCGGATCGCCAGCGCTCGAGCGTGGCCTCCGCGACATTCCAGCGCTCAGCCAGTTGGCGCTGATTCAGGTGTTTGACACTCACGTTGATCTCCTTTCAGGTGATTGCGAAAACGTGAGTGCAGTTTGGGATTCAGGGGGTGGGCAAACCGGTGGGCAAGGTGGACGAAAAGGGTGGGCAGATCAGGCAATTGATGCCTGTACCGGTCTAAACGGGACTGTTCTTGGCGATTCGGCCTGCAGGCGGACAGATGAGGAGCCGAAGGTGAAGAGAACCTGTTTCTGCCGTGATCAGGCCATCGGCCGAAACCCCAGCAACCGTCGCTGCTCATCCCAGTCCACGGGCACGTCCGCCTGCCGGCCCCGGATCGCGTGAAGATTGAGGTGGCGCGGCTGCCGCCCATCCAGAATGGCCTGCACGATGTCGGGGGCGAGGCGCGTGAGCCGCAGCACCTCGGCGACCCAGCCAGGCTCCAGCTTCAATTGCCGCGCCAGTTCGGTGGCATTGGCGACCTCACCGCTGTCGAGCAGCTTTTGCCAGTAGAAAGCCTTGCCGATCGTTCGGATCATGGGCAGGTCAAATGATGAGCGGACCTTGGCATCTTCCTGGCCAGGCGGCGCAATCAGCAGTTTGCGGGTGTGACGACGCTTGATGGTCAGGGGGACGAAGGTCACCGCCGAGCCCTGGCTCTGGTATTCACGCGACGGACCCGATACGGATATCTCAATCTTGCAACGTTGCGGGGTGGATTGGCTCATGCCATCACCTCTTCATCATGGCCGAGGTGCCCCATGGCGGGCGCCTCTTTCTGCTCCACCACAAAGGGGTGCTGGGCCAGTTCACGCCGGAATCGGTGCCATCCGTCTTCACGCCAGACAATGTCGAGGCCATTCGGGTGCAGTTGCACACGCTCGATCAGCAGCCGCATGATGCGGTGCTGCTCCACCGGGAACATCTGCGCCCAGATGTCACCGATACGGCGCATGGCCACCACGATCATGGCTTCATCGAGTCCGGGTTGCTCCTGCATTGCCAGCACTTCGCGCCACACGCCGATGATCATCTCGGGCTCCTGCAACACGCGCAGGACCTGCATCAGCACAGCTGATTCGATTTCAGCGGCCGGCATGGGCCCCATGCTGCGCTGGCCAGGGATGCGTGATGCACCAGCGGCCTGGCGCTTTTCCAGGTAGGGAACGTAGTAGTGGTACCGCTTGCCGTTTTTCTTCTGCGTGTAGGTGGGCAGCATGCGCTGGCCGTCGGGGGCATAGAGGAATCCCGCCAGCAGCGCCGGCGTCTCGTTGTACCGGTCACGGGTCGTGCTGCGCTTGCGTTGCGCAATGATGGCGTCGACCGCCTCCCATTGCGCCGCCGAGATGATGGGCTGGTGTTGGCCTTTGAAAACCTCGCCCTTGTGCGTGATCTCACCCAGGTACAGGCGATTGCGCAGCAGCTTGAACAGGTACTGCTGATCAATGATCCGACCGTGGTGGAACTTCCCGGTCTGGGTCTCCCAGGACTTTGTCGTGTGCCCTTCGACCTGTAACTCGCGCACCAGACGTGCGGCCGATCCATGCTCGGCGTAACGCATGAAAATCTCGCGCACCAGCGCCGCCTCCCTTTCGTTGACGACCAGCTTGCGATCCTTGACGTCATAACCCAGCGGTGGCACGCCGCCCATCCACATCCCCTTGGCCTTTGAGGCAGCGATCTTGTCGCGGATCCGCTCGGCGGTGACCTCGCGTTCGAACTGCGCGAAGCTGAGCAGCATGTTGAGGGTCAGGCGTCCCATGCTGGTCGTCGTGTTGAACGACTGGGTGATCGAGACGAAGCTGGTCCCGGCCTGGTCGAAGGCTTCGACCAGCTTGGCAAAGTCGAGCAG